TCTTCAGATTTTTCGGCAAGTTCGGATTTAAGTTCTTCAACAACAGTTTCTAAGTTGGAATAGTCTTTAGAGACACGATCTTCTAGATCAGACATTAAACGTTCTGCTCCTTCAGTTCCTGCTATGACTATGCTTTCAACTTCAGCTTTCTTCTCTTGAATTAGCGCATTTTGAGCTTCTGCTTCATCAGCGGCTGTTTGAGCCTCTGCATCAGATTTAGCTTGCTTTTCAGCTTGTGCCATTGCAATTTCAGTAGCAGTTTTTCTAGCTACTTCTTTCGCAAATTCTTCAAGGTTGAAATCTTTTTCTTTTTGTTCTGACATTTCCGTTTCCTTGATTACAGTCTGATTGACTGTTTCTTCTGGTGAATCTATGTCAATAGATTGACCAGTTATTTTGACAAAGTCATTCTTCCAATTCATATATTCGTTCTCTGAATCGAAAGACTTAGCTACAGAAAAAGTTGCGGCTTGATTAGCGGGTACTGATACCACACTAATTTCAAAAAGCTCTGCATCTTTTATGCTGTAACCGTCGGTTTCCTCTATATAATCAGCGTCCTTGACTCGGAAACCAACGCTAAATGCGCCAAGTACACCTTCTTTAACTAGTTCATTAATTTTACCTGCTGACTTAGATATCTTACCTTTTATCTTTAATCCTCTTTCGTCAACACCTAATTCAGTTGTTTTACCGATAGGATTATGATAATCGTGGTTAAAAAGGATAATGGGATTATTCTCATAATTACCTATACCGCCTTTAGACCAAGCTGTCGGATGAATTACATCTCCCGCTCTATCTTGATCATTAGTGCTAGCATAACCTTTTATGTTAATACTTCCATCTTCATTTTCATCTAATGCTTTAAAATTTGAAGTTAAGTTAAATATTTTATTCATTTATTTCCCCTTTTTTGCAACTTTAGCTTTCGCTTTGGCTGCAGGCTTAGGTGCTGGAGCTGGCTTAGTAGCTTGCTCATATTCCTTTGGAAAATTCACCTTAATTAATTGAATCAATCTACCCCAAGAACCAGTAATTTTTCTAACTGCTCTTGCTCTATGTGGAGTATCGATTTCAGCAATATACTCTTTCATATTCATAATTTTACCTTTTTTGGCAAAATATTCGGCTATTGATTGTGCTATTCTTTTCTGTCTAGTCATTTTCTTCGTCCTCTGAAGGTCTTCCACCTTCACTTGGATTTGCTGCGCTTCCTGCTATGTTTGCTGGAACACGTAGTTCATCGTTTCCTTCTATTGATTCCATTCTCATGGATTCTCTAGCTTCGTTTGGTGTTATAATACCACCATTTACTAAAGTGGAATAATAGGCTGCTTTGTCTTGTAATTCTGGTTGCAAGGCTGGAATATTGCTTACATCTTCAAGTAAATCAAATCCAAAAAACCTTTCAAAAGCATAATTTATCTTCTTAACAATAGGTAGTATAGTTTCTAAGTAATACAATCTATGATTAGGTCTAATATTTGCGTTATTTCCACTGTCTAAAAGCAAAGGAGGTATTCCTAGTGCTTGTAAAATTATTTTTTCGTTAGACTCAATACTTGGTTGAAAATCCAAATCTTTAAAACTTACTTGTGTTAAATTTGATACTTCTAATCCGCCATCTAATATTAGTGGTCGTCTTCCACCCGTATTTGGGTTGTATCTAACTCTCCAAGCTGCTAACATTCTTTCTTTTATTTTTTCACTAAGAGTATTTGGACTCTTTAGTACTAAACCTGGTACTGCTCCGTTCTTAAAGAAGTTATCTTGAAAATTTCTCATACTTCCTAAAAGTTGCATAGTTCTCCATGCTGGCTTAAGTCTTGGAACTCCTCTGTAAATTGAATTAAAAGAATTTTCTTTTATATGTATAATTTCAGTTGGAGAGTACTCTACTTGTCCATCATAGATATATTGAGTAACATATTGAGTTTCGTGTGTTTCGATTTCTACATTCTCTGCAGGTAATTGATATAGTCCTTGACCGTCAAAGTATACAAAGATGTTTCCATCTATTAGTAAATCAATAATAAGATTTCTTTTGAAAGAGCTTATATCTTGAAAAGGGTTAGGTTCTATATTTAGTAAATTATTAACCTTTGTTTTTCTAATATTTTTAACTACAGGGTTTATTCCTACTATCTTTTCTCCAACATCTATAGGTATCTCAGCAACATCATCTACTATCATGTTTACGCCTCGATTAACAACCTCTTGCTGTTCGTAAGCGTTTCTATAGTTAGTAGAATTCTCTCGAGTAGTTATAGCTATACCCTCTTCCCTTGAAATCATGGGTTGAGCTGGGTTTAATTTTTCTTCTCTTCCTAGTAGTCTATCGTACCAAGCCATATTTATCTCTCTGTTTCTGTGCCCAACGGGGTTGCTTCTTTGCAGTTATTATTTTAGGCTTTTTCCCGTATATTGAATGTAGTTTTAAGTGATGAGTATGACAAAGTGTTATAGTATCCTCAAAAAGTTCTTTTTGATGATCTTTAATAAACTCGTCTCTTAGACTCATTATTTCTTCAGCCGACTTAATCTTAAGATCGTGTTTTCTAATCCATCGTTCTAATAATTCAGTCAAACTGTAAAAATGATGAAAATCAAGGTTTTTATTACTACCACAGATATAACATTTAGTACTTTTTCTATACTTAGACTTTGCTTTGTCTCTTACATATTTGACCAAGTCTCTCCTAAGATTCATATTATTCAGCCTTATAAATAATTATACTAGAAATGAACCTTTTTGTCAAGACATATTTTTTGTTTGGTGTGTTCATTTAAAAAGTAGTCGCAGTTGTCTGGAATGTATAAAGCGCATATCTAAGAGCGTCTGCCATATGACTGAACTCGTTATGCTTTGGTTTTTCTCTCATTAAATTAGGGTTTGGATCCCATTGATACTGGTCTAATGCCTTTAAAGCCTCTTCACTTCTTTGATCTACAATTAGATTTTCATTATCTACGATTCCCGCTACGTGACCTATGCCATCCAAAATTGATTTTTTTGCATTGATTGTTGATATATCATAATTCTGTGCAAAATCATATCTAGTTTGTTGAGCCGCTGAGTCGATATAGATCCAGTCGATGTCCCACTTTTCTACTAACTTCCTTATTTCGATGGCGTGTTGTTCGGTGGTACGCTCTGAGTCAAGATATTCGTCCACGAGATAATACTTCTCAGCGTCCCAATCATAAGCCAAGACGCAAAACGCTGTAGGATCTTTATACCCGACATCAAGACCTGCAAAAAGGTCCATTTCGCTAGTGTCAATTTCTGATAAGTCTGATACACATTTCTCATGATTAAAATTCCATACTTGTCCTTCGTAAACGTTAAAGTCGGCTAGGTATTCTTGATTAAATTCGGCTTCAGACATCGCTTTCCTAGCTTCGTTAATGTCTGATTTCGCGTGCCTTGGGTTTTCGTGATAGCTTGCTCTAATTGAGATCCATTCTGGGTATTCATCATTATAACCTCTATTATAGAAGTCTGAGAACCAGTTATTTCTCCCTCTAGGTGTGGAGATAAAGATAGCTTTACTATTTTGTTTGTCTAGTGTGGGTCTTAGTGCTACATTGAAAGCATCTCTGCCATCAACGAGCGCCGCCTCGTCAAAAATTATTAAGTCATATGATCTACCAACACAGGAATCTACTTGGTTAATTGAACCCATTCTTACAGTCGATCCATTAGATAGTTCAATAATACGTTCCTTCGCATTATCTCTTGTAACCTCCAAGTCAAAGTGTTTTATAAGATTTCGTTGCAAATCAAAAGAAATCTGTGATAATGAGTAGTTGGGCGACATTAATAATATATTAGTGTTGGGAATAAGAGCCATTAACTGACCAATTACATTTGATATATAAGTTTTGCCCTGTCGCCTAGATAGTGCGGCACAAACAAATCTATATTTAGGATTATTAATAGCGTTAATGAGAGCTGTTTGGGAAGGGATAGGTTCTATATCAAGTAGTTCTAAGTATCCTGCGACAGGTAGTTTTAAGTACCTAGTCTCGGCATCATAATCCATAAGATTTAATGCTGTAACATCCTTCCTGCTTATCTCAAGCATTAGTGAATAGTTCTACTTTCTTCCATTAGAGTAAGGGGATCAATTAGATGATTATCTTTAAGAAGGTTATACGCATGTATATACCCGCCACAAAGATCAGCTAATGCCCACTCTTCTTCAGAAAGTGAACTCTCTTTATTTTGTAAGTTTCTTAGTGTGGTAACACAATTATCTGCGATAAATTGTAACCACTCTGCTTTAGATAATTTGTCCATTTTATCTGCTATTATCATTTTGTTTTACCTGCTTTCAATTATTACACCTACACCTAGTACTTCTGCATGTGCAGCAAATATTTGATCGGTTTGATTCTTTTTCAGTACAATAGTTTCGCTTCCAGCTAGGGATAGTGTCCCTAATGTGGTATCGGCTGCATTTGCAACAGTTACTAATCTAACTGTGGTGCCAGAATTAATTAATCTTACAAATTCTGATGCTGCGAAAGTGGATGCTGCTCCTACAGTGGTTCCACAAGCGGCTTGAGCTGCTTTTAGTCTAAAAATCATCTTTTTCTCCTAACGCTTTTTCTTGCGCGTCCTTTTCTGGCATCATTTCTTTTACGGAATTTAATAGCTCGAAGTCTGCGCTTCGCTGCTTTTTTGGTTTTGGAAATGCCAGAAGTATTCTTTATTTTCCATCCGCCTTTTACCTTTTGAATAGGCATTATTTACTCTTTAAGAGCTTTTTCTGCTTCTTCTTTAGTATTAAATTTAAACAACTTACCATTCTTTCGAATTCTGAACTTTCCTCGTCTTTCTTCGATTTCGGGTGCTGTATTAATTATTATAGAATCCCCATCAGATACTGGATCTGATTTGGGTACTGCTATTTTGGTTTCATATTCTACCATTTAACTCTCCTAAGTCATTGCTGCGAAGATTTCTACATCACATGAAGCAGTGTTAGCAGCTAAGGTTAAGCTGTCTACGCTTGACCATCCTGAAAATGCACCACCTGAGGAGTGAATCTCGACTTGAGGACCTTCATCAGTTCCTCCGATTATTATGCTTTGTCCTTTTTCAATCTTAAAATATGCTGTATCCGCACTATCATCTTGTAATCCAATAGTAACAAAGTTAGTGTCATCTAAATTAGTGATTCTTAAATAAGAAACATCTGCTCTAATTAGTGTTCCAGCTGATGCTGCAGTACCAAACTTAAGAAAAGTGGTTGCAGTTGTAGTAGCTGTTACGATTTGTTTAAAGACCTCGTTTATACTTGCTATTGTAAAGGCGTTGGTCGCTCCTTGATCTTTGCCATTCAACGATATAGCTTCTGTGACTGTTACAGTCATTGTTGCGGCAGTAAGTGTAGTTGACATTTAATTTCTCCTAATTATTACGCTCTTCAAATAAGCGATCAACTTTTTGGGAAAGTTTACTAATTGCTTCCATTAATCTATCCATAACGTTGTCAACTTCTTTTCTAGTAACGTATTCTTTGCCAAGTTCTTCTCGAGTTCGATTTAATAGTATATCAATGCGCCTTATTTCGCGTACTTGTGCACCTATGATAATTATCAGGGGTGCAACGATTAGGGATAGTATTGCGTTCCATATTATCGTTTCCGAGTCCATTTTAGTGTCCTGTGTGTGATTGGGTGCATACACCCGTATTTTTGATTTATAATATTACTTAAATATTCCCATATTATATCAAACTTGAGATTTGATGTCAAGAAATATTTTTTGGTTGTCATTTGCATAATAAAATTTAAATAGTATTTATGATATGAGACGTATGTATATACTATTTGAAAATATTTTGAAAACTAGACATCAACTATATGAGTAACTTGTAAGTCTTTGCATGTGTTTTTTAAAAATAATTTTATACACTAAATATTTTTATAGGCTCTGACTTGCCTTTAACCAGTATATCGCCTATATTTTCGAATCTATGGGGTATCCTACATTGCTTCATAGTGTCCTCAGATACTATGATTTTCCATTCTTTATAATCATTTCTACCTGCTGTGGCTTCTAGTCTTGCCGCTAGATTCACCGCATCTCCTATAACTGAATAGTCAAAACGAGTTTCTGATCCCATATTACCTACTATACAAGTTCCTGTATTAACTCCTGTTCCTACATTAATAGGAGGTAGTTCTAGTCCTTCTTCTTTGAATCTTTTATTTAGCTCTTGTGTCTTTTTATTAATTTCTATAGCTGATTTAACTGCTAAATCTGCGTGGTCTTCACAATCTAATGGTGCGTTCCAAAATGCCATAATACAATCACCCATATACTTATCGATTGTGCCTCCATTATCCAAAATAATCTTAGTCATACTATTAAGGTAAGTATTAATTAAATCTACCAAGCCTTCTGGGTCGTCTTTTTTCTTAAATGCTTCTGAAACTGGTGTGAATCCCATAATATCTGTAAATAAGAAAGTCATTTCCCGTCTTTCTCCCCCTAGCTTCAATAAAGAAGGATCATCTTGTAGCATTTTTACCATGTCTGGTGATAAATAAGTACCAAATTGTTTCTTAACCTGTCTTCGAAGAAAGAATTGTTCTATAAACGCTCTAAAAGTAAGAATTGACCAGTATAAAAAGCCTATAGTAATGATTCCTGATATATCTATTAAATATCCTTGGACAAATGACCATACTGACCAGTAATAAAGTGATACAAAAGAAACTATAAGTATAGGAATAGATAAAAATATCCTAGATGCTGTAAATAATAGTATTAAAACTATTCCTAGGGCTATTCCTATTTCGGCTGTCTGCATCCATATAGGTTGTGTAGGACTAGTTCCCATTATAAGGTGATGTAAAATATTAGCTTGTATCTCGTGTGGGTACATCATGCCTTTTGCTGTAGGTACTGGATTTACAACTCCTTCTGCTGTAACTCCAAATATAACGAAACTTGCTCCTGTTATTGGGTTTTCCAAATATTCTTTTGCACTCTGTTGGTAGAAGTCTATATTCGATGTCATCCAAACTCGTGCATTAGCGTCAGTCTCTATTGTTGGATAATTTGGTATTCTTAACCATTCTATTCCTGTTTGTCCTGTTTTAAGTTGATAACTTGGATCTCCTACTGCAACTCTTAACATCTCTAAAGCGAAGGAAGGGTATATTGCATTTTGCGAGCTGACTGCGAGAGGTATTCTTCTTACTACACCGTCTAGTTCTGGTGCACTTGTTATAAGTCCTACTCCTTTTGCAGTGCTTGCGAGGGAGGAAGTTTGGCGTAAGATACCTGGGTATCTAAATAACCAATTCTTTGGGTCTTCTCCGATTTGAGCAGTTCCTACATGAGGACCACCTTCTGTTGCTTGTACTGAAGCTGCATAAGCTAATACGGTTGGTTTTATCGCCATTGCTGTTGATAGTTCTGCGTCATTTACTATGTCTCTTATATCGGGATCAGGCATTAATACTGTGATGCCTGGAACGGCATTTGTTTTCCATATTAATTCTTTATAAAG